AGTAAAACAACACTACATTTATTAACTGATAGAGTAAAATGGAATAATGTTACCATTGATCCTGATACAGGAAAAACAGTTAATAAGTCAGGAAAAGTTAAAAGTAAAGATCCTAAAAAGAAAGGAACACTTGTAGAAAGATGGACTCAAATAATGAGTCCAAGTGCAGGTATTACTACACAGGGAGTAAAAATAGATACATCTGAGGTCACCACCCCAGCCAAGCGTAAGCAGAAGGACGACGGGCCTGTAGAGCCAAAGATTGACATCAGAAATTTGAAGAAGAAGTCTGATAAGAAGATCAAGGAGACAAACAAAGGTAAGGGACCTATACTTAGAAGACTAAGAAGAGGATTGTTCGACAGACAGAACGACATAAAGAGAGTCATAAAGGACTTTGTTCCTAACCCTAAGAAGGTTAGTAAGATCATAAACAGGATAGTAACAAAGGCTGGTGCGTCTGGATATGCAAACGAACTGTTTACACAGCAGGATAAAAAAATATTTAAGAAAAAAAATCGTCTAGGTATAATGGTTAATCTTTCAGCTGAAGAGATGACAAATCTTGAAACTATTATATACGCAAGACGTATAGTTGCGATAAATGAAAATAGACGTGAGAGGGGAATGAGTCCATACACAGGTATGGATGGATTGACGGAGCAGGACGCCTTAGACAACCTCAATATGATGGAATCATTACTTGGTAAAAAAGAGTTTGATTCCCTATCAAAAAGGACAGACGAATACTTTGAGGCATTCAAGAACAATCTTAAGATGCTCAGGGATTCTGGACGTATAACAGAGGAGACTTACCAAAACCTTAAGGATGTGGAGTACTCTCCAATAAAGACTCTAAAGTATATCATACCTCAGGACACCATGACTGACGAGGATATAAACAACGCTGTGTCTACGCTTGGTGTAAACAAAAAGGATATAATGAAGCTCTCAGACATGAACGAGAATGAGATCCTATTCGATGCAAGGTTCCTTCTTATGATGAACACTAATATAGTTGTAAGGAGATCATTTGAAAATGAAATGCTAAATGAGTTTGCTCAGGGATATGAATCAATAGACAAGGCAGGTAAGGAAGCTCTATCAGACTTTATAATTGATGGTCCTGTAAAGAAGGTACCTCCTGGTTTTAGAAAGGTTGAATACTTCCAGGATGGTGTTAAGAAGGAGATGGTTATGAGGGAGGATTATGCTAGGCAGCTTTTAGACATCAAGAATCAAAATAATTTCTTAAAAGGTCTTGGAAAGATGACAGGTGCAAATATATTAAGGTTCTTTGCAACGGGTGGCAACCCATTGTTCATCGTTGGTAACACTGCGGTTGACTTTGCAAACATAGCGTTATTTTCAGACGTATATTCAGCCTTCAAGCCATTAGCAACAGTACAGCTGGCATATGATTTCGTAAAAAACTTTTTAAGAAAAAGTGGAAATACAAAGAATTATAATAAGATTAAAATGGAGTTTATGGAGCACGGAGGTGCTATGGATTTCCTGTCCACAGACGGTCTTAGGATGGTTCAGGACATGAAGCTTAAGAACAGGATACTTAACAATGCACAGAAGGCCCTGGCTGCATATGCAAGGTTTATGTCATACGTTGGGGAGACTGGTGAGATGTCATTCAGGCTTGCCGTATATGAAAGAATCAAGAAAGCAGAGATTAAGAAGTTTGAGAAGGAGAATGATAGATCTCCAAATCAGCAGGAGATGGAGGACATAATGTTTGAGGCAGCAGCACAGTCAAGGGAGACCATTGACTTCTCTCAGGGAGGTACATGGGTTAAGCAGATGGATCAGGCACTGCCATACTTCAACGCTGCAATGCAGGGACTTAGAAGACCGTTAGACTTTGCAAGAAAAAATCCTGTTGGGTTCACATCTAATGTGGTTCAGTATGCGATGATGGCCGCAGGTATGACTGCGACTTCTTTAGGAACATTACTTAGAGCGATAGGAGACGATGAGGAGGAAAAGAAAAAACTTCAAGACATATTGGATTCAATATCTATGTACGAAAAGGCAAACTATCACATAATATTTACAGGGAACAAGGATAAGGACGGAAACTATCAGTACGTGAGGATTAAAAAACTTCCCCTAATTTCTATACTTGGAACAGCTACGGAGCAGTACACAACAAAGTACTTTTTAAAGTATAAGGGAATTGATTATAAAATAGATGATAGATCTATAAAGAAATCTATAGAGATGTCTGCACCATTAGACGTACTAGGACCTGTTGTGGGAGATGAGTCGGTTGGTCAGGCACTTGGAGGTATTGTAAAAAGAAATCCACTTGCTGCCGCTTGGCTTACATACACATACAACGAGGATACATTTACAGGAGATAAGGTTTTTTATGAGCCTAAAGATAAAAAGATAAAGCCGTATGCAGAAGGTCTTTACGATGACCGAGTAAATGATATATACAAGGTGGTTGCACCTGCACTTGACATGTCTCCAAAAAGAGCCCAGGCTGCCGTAGAAAAACTTATAACAAGTGAAAGCACCAATCCAAGTATATCTATATTTTATGCTCTTACAAACGGATTATTTGATACACAGGCAGATGCATTTAAAGAAAATTCTGATACGTTTGATAACGGCATGGGACATTTCCTAGATGTGGTTAGTAAAAAAATGGTAAGGCATACAAATCCAAACCTATTAAGATACAAGAACCAAGATAGATTAGAGGAACTTGAGAAAAGGATAGATACAGATGCGTACCTTACTAAGATAAAGATAAAGAAGGATATCAATAAAAATGTAGACTCAGAGATACTTAGAAATGGAGACTACAAGAGCAAAGAGTATCAAATAGAATTAAAAAAACTTGAGGATATACTTGACAAGAACGATGTCAATACAAAGGACAGACCTTACTACGGCTCATACACCGTTAGAAAAGATTTAAAAGGTCAGGAGATGTTTAAGGAAATGACGAATATAATTTACGAAAGATCTCCTAAGATGATGGCGGCAAGACTATACTCAAGGTATGGCGACAGCCTAGATGATCAAGAATTAAAAGAACTATCTCAGTCATTTAAGCTTGCAAAAGTAGGAAACAAAATACTCAAAGAAGGATACCAGATATACTACAAGAAAAATTATCTTGACAAGTCTCAGGAAGAGATAGATAAGTTTGAAGAAACATTTGGTAAGATAAGGTAACTAGAAAAGGTGAGTAAGCCTAGCAACCTGACCATGATCAGGGCTATGAATAAAGGCTTCCACCGCCTTTGGAGCGTGCTGATAGCCTTTGCGGTGATGCCATGAGTCACTGCCAGACGGGCTTCTAAGCGTCTCTATACAGACCGAAAATACATCCTTAGATGTCTTGTGATGTATATGATGCCCATAAATATATCTGTGCTTGCAATCGTTCCAGTGCTCTGACGCCTCGTGTGCCATAAGCATCGGAAGGTCTTGAGACTTGGCACCGTCCATGTGTGTGCTTCCAATAAGATTCTTGCCATAGACCGTGTACTTCCTGTGAGACATGTCGTTATCAAAGCTTACGTTTTTAGATTTACGGAACCATGACTCTATACACTGAAGCAACATGAAACCACTCATGTAGTCATGATTACTGGGGTTGTAAACCACCTCGACATCAGCGACAGACATCAAGGTCTCTATAATATCAATAAGAAGACGCTTTGCTGTCACAAAGTTCTCGTACCACATACCATCGGTATCCTGTGGGGTTTGAGAGGTCGTCTGTCTCCTGGGATTGTCGGTGTGTAGTATGTCGTTACCAGCTATGAATATTATCTTGTCTATGTTCCATGACTCAGACTTTGATAGGATACCCTCAAGTCCTTCCTTAACCCTCTGTACAGCGATCTGGCTGTTATACTCCTCACCAGTCTCAAAGGATGAGCAGAGCTTTCCTATATGGATGTCTGCAGGATCAAATACAAGGCAGTGAGGATCTTTTGTCTTCTTCCTCTTGATCTTCTTATACTTAGGACTCCATTTTGATACCTCTTCAGTAAGCTCAGATATGAATGACTCTGGATCAAAATCATCCTTTCCTGACACATTTATTGAGTAGTGCTTACCCTTGTACCAGTAGTGCTTAACCTTAGCTGGATCTATACCAACGGACTCGCACTCGTCATCAATCGCTCTATTATTAATTATTTTTCTTACCTGCATCCTTACGGCATCAGGATTTGAATCAAGGTCAAACTCTTTAGTTATACGCCTAGAAATTTCTGTCTTATTTGTCATACCGTTGTCATACAACTCCAGTACTCTATTCCGATAAACTCTCATGTGATTTTTGTATATCCTTAAGGATTTTAATTAAATTTTGAATATTGTCTTTCAACTCACTATTATCCTCATCCATCAACGCCTCATATATAGAATCGGTCATGCTATTTATCTCAGACATCACAGCGTTAACGTAGTTTACATGACTCATAATGCCAAATATATGTAATTTATATGTCGTAACAAAGCCCTGAAAGGTATTTTTTGTTAGATATAGAGTAATTCACAGTGTATTTGTGAATATCTTCTCTCTTTATAAACCTATTTATAAACCTCTCATTTAAAGGGTTTAATGAGTCATCAAGTGCGATAGGGATCATGGTTATAGTCTTACTAATCTTACGAAGTCTTGACCTCATGGACACAGGCCTTGCATTGACCGTTATATCCACACAGTATACTCCCCTAGTACACTTCATTTGCTATCCTCCTCTTTATAGTTTCAACATCCTTAAACTGCCTGCAATTTATTATATCTTCAACTAGGTTGTAACTCTTTTTTATCTCTATCTTTTTATAGCCAAAAATATCCATGTATTCAGATACGTCGTCATAAAATAATTCGTCCTTATTCTTAGTCCAGTAATCGTATCCATTTAACCCATGTATAACTGTAGCATGAGTTCTATTAAATAATTTTCCTATATAATCAAGGGAGTATCCATTTTCCCTAAGGACTGCAAATAAAAATGCTCTCTTATGAACAAGGAACCTATGTCTGTCCCTGGTTGAAAGCCTGTCTCTGTTTATAATTTCTATAATTTTATCTATCATTCTTAATGTTTTTAATTAAAATTCTAATCTCTCTACCCAGATCTGCATCGTTTGGATACATATCGCATAGGTCACTTATTGTTACATTTTCTTTCTCTTTATTTACATCGTGCTTATACACGCTGTCTTTTACCTGTCTTAATTTATTTAGATTTTCCATCATATACATATACTTTTAGTCCGTGTTTTTTTAACTCTTTTATTCTATATTCCTGTAATGGTCTAGGCTTCTTACCTGGACGCTTGACCTCATAGAACTCAGCGTCTGAGTCTTTGGGTATTGCAATAAGATCAGGGATACCTGGCTTGTTGGTGACGGACAACTTCAAAACGTAGTAGCCATCCGCCTCCAACTGTTTTATCAACTTAGCCTGTATCTTCTGTTCAGTCATCCTCTCTTATTCACAATCATCAAAGTCCATCTCTAGCTGATTCAGCAGCAGGTCCTCGTAATACCTTATATTATTCTTAATAGACCTTTTATCAAACTGATTCTTACTCAGCTCAATATTTACGTTTACAAGCTCTTCCTTAAGATCGTGAAGCTTATCCTCTATCTCTATTCTTTTCATAATCCTTTTTAAATATGTTAACAGTATAACTCTTTTTCTTCTTTACCGCTGTGTATATCTTGTCCTCAATACCACCCTCACTAAATATCCAGTACACCTTGTTAAAGGTCCTGTCCATCGTAGTCATCCTATCCCTGGCCTGCCAGTAACTGACTGCAGAGAAGTCTATGTTATAGAAGACAAGGTGTGCAGCATTACGTAGCGATATACCCTCACGCCCAGAAACGATCTGAAGTGCGATTGACTTTTCGGTTGAATTAAACTCTTCCAGGTCTGTAGTAAGGCTGTCACCAAACACAGACTGAAGTACCTTTAACTCCTCCTTAAACTTGTAAAATATACCGATCTTGCTTCCCTTAAACTTGTCCCTGACAAATATAGCCTTTGTTCTGTCAATGGCCATGCTATTTCCTGATTCAAATTTAACAGTTCCGCTGTAAAGTTGGTGTAGCTTCTGCATCAATTTAGCAGGAGTGTCACCTAGTATAACCTCCTCACTTCCCTCAACAACAAGATCCTTAGAAAGCTTGTCACATATCTGGTACGTCCTGTCCTGCATCTTTACATACAGGATCTCTTCCTCTATGTCTGTAGAGAATCCAGCCTCCTTCTGTGTGAAGGATATAACGTATGGCGCAACAGCACCCATGATCTTGTCCTCGATACCACGTGAGTAGTCGTTTACCATGAAGCTGTTTATCTTTCTCTGCCACACATTGACATAGTCATGAGACCATGCATAGAAGTTCTTGTATGACCTGAATGGATTGTCAGGATGCACATAAAACTGATGATATATCTGGCTGTATGACTCTGGAGTCAGTGTGCCAGTCATGAGTATAAGCTTGGCATTGTTTATGGACAACATCTTTCTTATCTGACGTGTCCTTATGCTTGGCTTAGGAAATGCAGACATGGTGTGTGACTCATCGCACACCACCACGTCAAACATCACATCCTCAATCTTGTGTATAGATTCATAGTTTATGATCTTTATATCAAACCCTGGATTCATCGTATCGTAGTCCGACTGTATGGATGATATGGCCTTCTTCTTTGTCAAGAACAAAACCTTGGTAGCCCCAGCAAGCCTACATATCTCTAAGGATGTGAAGGTCTTGCCAAGGCGTACCTCCATCGCAAGGCAAACCATATTAAGTCTGTTCAGTATATCCACACCTCTCTTGGATATATCTACCTGGTAGTCACGTAGTTTCATATCTTAAAAGTTTAGTTTAACCTGTTCAGGCTCATTTTCTATAAATTCTATAAATTTTCCTTCAGCTTTCCTGGTAATCACTGGATTGGTGTCGTACTTAAACTTACCATAACTATCTAGCCACTTGTAAAACCTACTATGAGAAAGCTTAAACTTTCCGTAGGTTCCGTAGTCTGGATACTCGTCAGTGAAGTTATTGTATAGCTCCATACCAAGACTGGCGGATCCTTTTTTTGTGTAAGAGTTGTCCTTCTGCTCCGACCATTCCCAGAAGTCTGAGTTTGTCTCGGCAATAAAGTTCCTTACCTTGAGGTTCTTAAACTCACAAACAACAAGGCCACTCTTTAGATATAGCTGCAGGTTGTCGATCATGTAGTTGTCAAACTTTGACCACTCAGAATCATTCCACTCACTGAATAGCATGTGACCGAAGTCACTCTCAGGTGTGAAACTCTTTGTGTAGTACTGCTTGAACTCCAGGTCCCACTTACGCCTCTCGAAGCTGTTACCAGCTCCCTTGATCGCATAGTTCGTGGTGATGACAATCTTTGGAGAGTACTCAAAGGGTATGTGTATCTCATCCTTGTTCTTCTTTTCAAGTGTTATACCCTCCGTGATTACAGAGAACAATCTCTCAAAGTCAAAGTTCTTGGCGACGTCATCAAACACAAGAGTCTGAGTGTCTACCTGAACCCTCTGGTACGGGAAAGATTTTTGAAATGAGAATCCCTTACCGTCAATTATTACCATCTTCTTGATGTGGCTTATTGACTTGACAAAGATACCCTTACCAGTACCACCCTCAGGATGGTCAGATATGATCTCGTCATTGAGTATCACAGCAGGGCAGTAGCTCGCTGGCTTGTGTGAGTGCATCAGGTATCCCAGTGTGCTCTCCATAGACCTTGTACTGTCTGACCTGTCTCCAGATATGTTCTTGATGAAGTACCTGAACTCTGAGTCCTTGAACTCGGACTTTATGAAGTCCCTGTCTATCTTTTGCTTCTCCCATACATGCCCCTTAAGGTTTCTGTAAGAAATGGTTTCTACGCTATCCCTTGTGACCTTTACGGCACAGTTCAGGTAATAAAGATAAGCCTCATCAGTGTTGTCCACCATGAAGTTAGGCTCTATCCTTGAGACATAGTTTAGGAATGTCTCCTGAAAAAACTTTGTGTTCAGTGCAAAGAAGTTGTATACCGACATGTCATCGATACCCAAAAGGTAATCAAGGACAAAGTCCTTTATCATCTCCTCATTCACATCCGATATCGTGTTATCAATCACCCTCACGAATACAAAGTTATTGCTACCCACTGGATAGTACTTGTAGAAACCATTATCCTGCAAGTATAGTCTAAATAGATGAGGCACAAGATCAATCTTGCCCTTACTATTCTTTATCCAAAACTCATTGAAGTCTACAGTCTTAGCGACCTCATCGACATCTACGTCCTTGTTACTGTCCTTTATCTCAGCGATGGGAACGCCCATCTTTATATTGTTGGCTATCTCTGATGTCTTATCAATGTCCTCATAGAACTTAGTGTTGTGTCCAGATATGTTCTTGTACGCACTACGCACTATCGCCATTATCTCTGAGGACTTCTCTCCAGTAGAGTCATATGAGTTAAGCGTACTGAACGCCTCATCCTGATTGACACCAAACTCGTTTAGTGCTGATGCCAGGATGAAAAGGTTGTTGTTCTTCTGCCCCTGTACCATGCCATACTTCTTGTCCCACCATAGAGATAGTCTACGTATGATCTCGTTGCTGTCTGATATCTTTATGGTTGCCTTTGACTTGGTTACAAACTCAGTCTCCTTCTCCATGTCCTTCCATACAGATGAAAGTTCATTGATATAAATGTCTGGATCGTAACTCTCGTAGCATACCCTGGAAATGTTCTTGCACGAGGTGTCAAACTCATCGCATGCGTAGTACTTCTCTAATGCCTTGAAATACTTCTTATGATTCTTAGCATCCTTAGGTATCCTAACGAGCGTCTTAATACCATCCCCAGATGGAGATGTGAATAGGCAGTACGTGAACTCGTCCTCCATCAGCTCCACCCTCTTTGAGTGTAGATGCTGCTCGTCCCTGAACCCATCGAAGTCCAGGCACATGATTCCGCTGTGCTCTATGATAGAGCTGTCACGCCTGTCAGAAAAGGTTCCAGAGAAGCAGATAGCAGGAAGTTGTTTCTTTAACTTATTCCTACTATCCTTATCTCCCTCTAACCTAACCTTACCTATCAAGTCCTTTGAAGATCCGTCACGGATCCTATCTATAGCCCTATCGATGTCTATATGGTAGGGCTTGTCTGTGTCGTTTATTGTCTTAAAGTACGTTATCATCCTTTCTCTGCATTAGAAGTTTAGTAATATATGCCGTGGCATCCATCAACTCCTCAAGCAGATGCACAAGGAAGTCATCGTCATTGTTGTCGTGTAGTGTTGTGTTGTACTTAATGATACCCTTCCTACTCCTTTCGTCATAGTGATCCTTTAGTTTCTCTATGACCTTATCTCTCTTCTCAAGTTTATCTGTACGTGTGATGTGGTATTTCATATGATTAAATTAAATTGGTTAAAAAAACACCGACCACCATACAGTCGGTGTTATAGGTTTTTACTGAGTATGGTCAGCTAACCAGCAGAACCCTAACTGCTTTCATCATGAACACACAATGCTTAGAACGGAAGATCTCCGTCCTTCTCTTCAGTTGTAACTGGCTGTGGAGCTGATTGGGTTGATCCCTCTATCCTCCATGCCTCAAGTGTGTTAAAGTATTTGACATCTCCCTGAGGTGACGTCCATTCACGTCCTCTTAGGTTAAAGGACACCTCAACCTCTTGTCCCTCCATGATGGAGTCAAGCATGCTTACCTTGTCCTGTACCGTCTGGAACGATATGGTTTGTGGGTACTTGTCTGCCTGATCGTTCAGTACAAATGTTCTCTTCTTAAACTTTTCGTTTACGTGTTCTGTGTCTAAGATCTTTTCTACGACACCTGTCATTTTAAATTGATTACTCATTCTATTTGTTTTTGGTTGTTAAAAAATTTACATATTCTTTTGCATACTTCTCTGCGGCAAACATCCTTGCATCCATGTGCTTGATGTCATCCTCAGTCAGCTCTATCTTTACTATGGTTGCACGAAGGTTGTCCTCCAGTGCGTCCATGTAGTGCAGGCTGTCATCCTCATGCTCAGGCATAAGCTCCTCAGGTGTGGTGGTGAGCATGTATGCAATCTCACCATCAGCCCAGTGCTCACCAGTCTTCTTGGTAAGCATGTATAGGTACATCTTTACCTGCCACTCGTATGCTGGGTTCTTTGGCGGACGTTTGGGGAAGGTTTTCTTGGACCAGCTGGACTTTATGTCGATCACCTTTCTTCTTTCACAATCAACAATGTCAGGATGTCCTGACGCAAAAAGAAAGCTGAGTGAAAAATGATCATCCTCCTCCTCCATCTTCTTGTAGTCCGTGAAGAAGATTCGGTTGTATATCTCTATAGACTCGTCCTCAACATCGGTGCCCTTGGTCATCTCCCTCGTGTTAAAGGATACCTTGTAGTCGTAGATCATCTCATCTATGGCCTCCTCGATCAGTGTCCTGGCACCCTCACCCAAGGTAATCGGTGCGTCACGCTTGGCTATCAGCTCATCACGCTTGGCCGCCTGGTTGTCTGTAAGCTTGACCTTGTTCATCAATACATGAAGTGCCTCAATCTGCTTCTGAGTGAGGCCGTCCGTGCCCGTGAATAGGGCTGCACACTTACTTGCTCTTACTCTCAGCATCTTTCAGGGTTTTAGTTTGTGAATCAGTTAGTTCGTACACGGCAGATATCTTTGCCAGTGTTGACCGTCCGTTTGATACAGACTCAGTAGCCTTCTCCATCTGGTCGTCAGTTAGTACCTTCTTGGTCTTCTTTGGAAGAGGTCTGGTGCTGAAACGCAGTGCGTCCACCATTCCCTGGGGTGACTTGACCTTCTCGGTGTTGAGTACGATCTGCTTACCGATGTACTCGTTGTAGTCGAAGGTTCCAAAGAACTTCTCCAACCTCTTGAAGTTTGATCGGTTGCAAACCATCGGCTTGTTGAACTCCTCCATCATGAGGAAGACCTTGTCCTCCTTACCCATCTCGCCTACGAAGACGTCCTGGTATATTTTCTTGATGGTTACCAGCTTTGGCTCATACTTTCCATTGACCTCCAAGTCCCATGAGCCGAGGTACTTGTTGTCTTTCATTAAATTTCTCCAGTGCATATAAATTAAATTAGGGGTTACAATATTAATTAATTTTTGTCAATAAGTTACGGTATTTGTTAATTTTTTTTTGAAGAACTTCTCGACGTCTCTTGAACATGTCGATCATTCTCTCGTTACCATTTGACAGTGAAATCCTTACCAACTCGTTGGTCCTGAGTAGCTTACGGTTATGTACATCAAGGTTTAGTTTAAGACATCCTATCAGCCATCCCTCGGTCTCAAAAACTTTTAGCATCTCTCCATCGACGTCCTCAAACTTGTCTGTAGAGGTCATCACGTTCTTTATCTCGATCCGTCCGTCCTCATGGAACCTCTCTATCTTGACACCCATGTCCAGGTACCAGTCGCTGTCTTCTGTCCAGTACAATGACTTGTCTACGTCATTGACTAATTCTTCCCAGGCCTTCATTGTTTCCTGTACATTAGGTCATAACTATATCCGTCATAGTCCTTGTACGTGAAGAAGTAGAAGTCCTTGTCCTTTATCTCCCTCAGAACAACGTCATACATATTATTGTAGGTCATCACAAAAAGAACTATAACATGATTCTTTTTCTTTGAGTCAAATGACGTGAATACAGGTACAACTGATTCGTTGTCCACCTGAAGATCAAGCGTGTTTAGATTGTAAAAGTTATACACATTCATGCACACAGCTATAGCATCTTCCTTACTCTTCGATACCCTGAGATAGTCACCTATCTTTGTGTATTCGAATCCATCTGGTACGTCGAACTTCTGAGATATTACATTGGTGCTGAACATCAACACCATCATTAGAATTAAATTTTTCATAGTATTAAATTTAAGATTGATAAAAAGAATGCGATGCATGAGCCGAACATACAAAGCATTCCGATTGGAATAACTATCGACCTGACGGCTATACTTACGAGGTGATCCATCGACAGATGTACCAGCCATAGTGATAGGCCGAATGCTATTATTGAAAGTATTGATATCATATTAGTTTTGGTTTATTTCCTCAATTAAAATCTGGACCTTACTCTCCTTGATGTCT